TTAAACATATAAATAATGGTAATTATAAACTTGCATCTAAAGAAATGCTAAAAAGTAAATGGCATAAACAAACACCTGAAAGAGCAAAAAGACTTAGCAGTTTAATGGCTGACATTTTTGTTGACAACTAACGAATTTTATACTATACTATAGTATAGAAAGAGTAATGTCCATTGTGGAGTTACTCAATTTAAATCGCTTAATGAAAGGATTAACATGACAACATACGATTTAATAAACTTTGACCCCTTTAAGAATTTCTCTATCGGTTTCGATAGAATGTTTGATTCTTTAAATGAGGTCTCTCGACTTAACACTTCAAACTTCCCTCCATATAACATAAGAAAGTTAAAGGATGGTAAGTATCTTGTCGAAATGGCATTAGCAGGGTTCTCTAAGGAGGACTTGAAATGCGAACTACAAGATGGTGTATTAACCATTGAAGCTAAAAAAGAAAAGAAAGATGTAGATAACTTGATTCATCAAGGGATTGCATCTCGAAGTGTTTTAAGGAAGTTTACTTTATCAGAGTATGTCAAAGTAGATGACGCTGATTTTAAAGATGGAATGCTTAAAATCAAACTCTACGAAGATTTACCTGAAAGTAAAAAGCCTAAAACAATAAAGATTAAATAAATCTTTACTGTCATGGTGGTATCAGTATAACTCATTAGAGTACAACTGCTCTGCCACCATAAAATTATTATGATACCATACAATATATTATTTAAACTTGGTTCAAAAGCTGTCGGCACGTTTATGACTAGACGTAAACAAAAATCTGACAGAGCACACTCTATAGCCCTACAAGAAATGGCTACTGGAAATGAACGAGCTAAAAGAAATGGTTCTTTATTTTTAGATTTACTATTAGGTGCATTTATATTAACACCATTAGCTATACTTGCTTATGGTTCTTACTTCGGTAATGATGATATGTATGCACGAACAAAATTATTTTTTGATAGACTGGAAGATATACCTAACATATATCTTTATTTAGTCTTTATAGTAGTGGGTGGAAATTATGGAATTTCTGTTACCAATTTAATAAAAAATACTAAAAAATAAAATGAGACTGTCTGATAAGACTGCTATTTCAATGCCTATGAAAAATCTTCTAGGAATTGTAACAGCAGTTTCTGTAGGAGTGTGGGCTTTCTTCGGTATACAAGAGACTCTTAATAAGCATAGCACGACTTTAGAGTTAATGGAAAAAGATTTAGAACAAAATACAGAATTTAGAATTAAATATCCGAGAGGAGATTTAGGACAATCGGCAGGAGAAGCCGAGCTTTTCATGTTGGTGGAGCATATGGCAGGACTGGTAACGAAGATGGAAGACCGCATGGAGAATATGATGTCAAATAGTGTTAACATTGAAAGACTTCAAAAAGATATGGAAAAAGTTTTAAAGGATATTGAGAAATTAAAAGATAAACAAAGAAGTTTTGCTAATGGAGCACGTTAATGATGGATAAAATTATAACAATTCTTATTGGAGTTATGTTAGCTGTTTCAGGTTGGGTGTTAACTCAAACATTTTCTTTATCTACTAATCAAGCAGTTCAAGTTGATAAGGTAAGTAAATTAGAAAGAACAGTTGAAAAACTACAAGATAAGATGTCTGACATGATGGATAAAGATGAAGATATTATAAGACAACATAAAAAATTATTTGAAGCTTTAGAAAATACTTCAGATTCTTCATCTAGTTATAACTACTAATGTCAAGACCAGCTAGAAAATTGATAGTTAGATTAAGAATGTGGTATGCTGCATTGAGAGGACATAAAGGTATGCGTTGGGATTATGAACCATCCGAACATTACTTTGGAAAAAAGAAAAAATAATGATTGAAACTGTTGTAGCTTTGCTACTTATATTAAATGGAAATATTATTGAACATACTTTTAAAGATAATTTAAGTTCATGTCTCAAATCAAAACGCATAGCACAACGAGAAGTAAATCCTGAAAGTGTAGTTTTTAGTTGTAAAATTGTTAAAGCTAAAACTGAAATATATATGGGTGGAAAAAAGATATTAAAGATATTAAAATAAATTAATGGATGAAGCTGAGTTCGGTGTTAACGATATTAGTGAAGAAGATTATAACCGCATGAAAGCGGAAAATATAAGAAAGGAGAAACACATGGCTAAAAAGAAAAAGAAAAAAGGCAAAAAGAAAAATAAAAAAAATAAAAAGAAAAAGAAAAGATAGTTGAATGATGGATATCATAGGTTTAATTTTACTGGTCTGTTATATAACCTATGTTATCTATGATTTAAAAAAGAAATGATAAACGAAAAACTTATAACAATCCTGATTGCTATTTTGTTAGCACTCGGAGGATGGAATTTAAAAGAAACTTATAGCATATCTAAAGATATGGTTTTGATTAAGGAGAAGGTGGCGACTATTCAAAATGAAGTATCGAACTCTAAAAATTTTAAGAAGAAGAAGAAACGCAAGAAAAAAAATGAAAACAATTAATGCGTGGGTTAGCTATATAACTATATTCCTTCTTTGTGGTTTACTATTTTTAGTATCAGGATGTGAAAATACAAGACACTCTATTGGTATCTCAGGTAAACCTTTAAGTACTGACATGGAGCAAAATATTAAGATGAATTATAAAATTATTTTCGGCAAGGTGAGACCGAAGGAAGATGATGACGATTAAACTATATGCTTATTTCCTTAAAAAAAGACGCTGGTATAGAAGAAGACGCAAAAAAAGAAAATGAAAATAGCTTTGGTAATAACAATATGTGGTATGATGGGATGTCTACCACCTCTTACTCATAATGATTGGAAATTTGAAACAGAAGAACAATGTATGTACAAAGGTTATTATCATATTGCGGAAGTTGCTGAAAACTATATGCGGTCTATAGGGGTACAACAATTCAAAGACCAAAAAATAAAGATGATGTATAATTGTTTACCTGTTGATAAAGTTTTTGAGGTTGAACCTATAGGAACTCCTACTTAGGAATGAAAAACATCCCTTGCAATTTTTTCTAAGTACGTATGTAATTCTGTAAAATTAGTTTTACACTCTCTCAACATAGCTTGTATTACCCCTGCATTTTCCTTTTTAAAATAGATAGGAATCTTATCCATAGGAAAAGTTTTTAATTCACTAATAAACTGTCCTTGATTATTAATAATTAATTTGAAGCCCATTAAATAGGCTTCTTTTTTTTTGGTTCTTTTAGATTTACTTAGCTTTCGTGGGGGTAGCATGGGCTTTCCGCATTAAATCAACAAACATTTCATCATCATCTTTATTTGTTCTTAATTTAGTCATTGGTTTGTCGCCCTTCTTATATATTTCTACAGTTTTAACTCTAATAGGATTGGTCATAAAAGTAGGAAGTCTTAGATTGTTATAACTTTTAACCATAAAGAATCCATCATCTGCTATACCAAATGTTTGAATATTCTTTATATCCATATCAGGAGAACCCACTAAACATAATCTCATATGATAGACAGTAGGTTTACCTTCAACAGGCTTTCCCTTCATGGAAAAGACTTTACTTTTTTCATCCATATTATTTTTCTCTTATGATACTCTTTCGTAAAGCTCTTATAAGTTCTTCAACTTTATCTATAATAGCAATTAAAGATTTATCTTTTATAAATCTTTGGTCTGCTTTTAATTCATCATACTCTCTTAATGGAATTGTTACAGTTCTTTGTGAAGTAATTTCATCTTCATAAGTAGATGCTGTAGCTCTATCTTGTTCCTCATTCATTATTTTTTAGAGCACTTTCTATCTTAGAAGATACAAAACTAGGTTCAGTTCTAACTTCACCTATTACTCCTCCTTGTCCATCATCATCTATTAAACTATCCACGCTTGTTGTATGAATTTCATTTAACTTTTCATTGTTTCTAGTTATCTTCTTCTTTAGGTGTTCTTTAAGTTCACCTATTCTTACGTATAACATTTTATCTATGTGAGGAGTAATTCCATACATAGGTAAATCATTAAGAGCAGAAATTATTCTACGAAAACCTCTTGCTCTTTTTTCTAATTGAGTTATAGTACTCTCATTAATCATCATAGTCCCTTTCCAATATCATTTCTAGATAGTGTATTGCCTTTTCTATATCCTTTCTCTTTCCTTTTTTTTGATGTCTGCATATATACTTAATAGCATTTCCTTCTGCAAACAATATTTTATTTTCATTAATAAATTCAGCAGGTTGAATCTTCATGCTTGTATAATGGTTCCCATCTACTTGAGAACTTAAGCTATCATATGTAGTTCCTTTAAACATTCCTTTGTCTGTCATTACATAGCAATAGGACCTTCTTTAGCCATCCTTGCTCTCCTTTTATCTCTTTCTGTGGGTTCCAAGCTATCATTTAAATCATCTATAGTCCAATGAGGATTCTTTTTTAATTTTTTAACTATCCATTTATAAGACCAAGGTTGTAAACGTAGTGTAGTTCCCTGCCAATAATGAGTTTGATTCGGTAATAATTTAAATACATTCTTAACATTAACTTTCTTTTGCTCTTCAGGATTTAATAATCCTTTAAGCCACGCTA